GCGAAGGAGCGAAGGACATCGCCATACTGTACCTACTAACCCAGATTGTGCCGTACTTCGTATTCGCGGGCGTATTCCTTATTAGCCTATTCGTCATCGTTAGGGCGATGCAGAAGCACGCACGCCAGATAGAAAGAGACACCGTCGCTTGGGAGAGCGTGTCTTCGGCCGCCGTTGGATACCCAATCCCCCTCCCCAACGCTAAGGACATACAACGGGTAGTCACTGCCCTGCGTGAGCAAGGCGCAAGCCGCGTCCAATGAATCTCCGCCCACTACGGGCAAGAAGGATGACCGGACCTGAGTCCTCTAAGGCGTAAGCCGAGGGTCCAAAACCTGAAACAAGAAATCCATAATTGCTATGAGTGAGACCACTACCGCATTGACGACCACGAAACCGGATTCCGGATTCTCGATGACCGACATCGAGATCCCGAAGCTGAACGTCATCCAGAAGATGTCGGAGATCGAAGGGCCTATCGGCTCCGTCGTGATCGACAAGGATGCCGTCCTGCTGGAAGCTGAAGACAAGGTTCCGGTGATCGTCATTGCCGCCAAGAAGCGGTTCAAGGAGAACATCCCGTTTGACAGCGATGTGATCCCGAAGATCGTCAACACCCAAGCGGAGGCCGACCTGTTGGCTGCCGACAGCGACTACGAGATCATGGAGTTCGCCGAGATCGTCCTGCTGATTCCTCAGCCGGAAGGTGCCGACGACGAGCTGTTCCCGTACCCCATCGGCGACGGCAACTACCAGATCGCCCGCATCACGGTGCAGAAGGACGCCTACCGGCTTACCTACAAGCGCCTGTTCACGTTCCAGACGTTCAATCCGGACGTCGACCTTTCGGCCCGCCTGTGGCTGTTCGGTACGGAGCTGATGAGCAAGGGCAAGTACAGTTGGTATGTGCCGACGCTGAGCATCACCAAGGATGAGGCCGACGCCGACGCGCTCGCCTTTGTCGCTCGCATCAGCGGGAACGGAGGTGCGAAGTGAATCTGTCGGTTGTAACTGACCGTCCGGCCCGCACCCTCGGAATCCTCAGCAATGAGAAGACCAGCCTCGAAGGCATCGCCGCCGAGCTGGACGCCCACATCGCCGAGCTGCAAGACCGTGTCGGCGAGCTGACCGAGAAGCGCGTCGGATTGGGCCTCATCATTCTCGCCATCGAGAATGACATGGACCGCATCCGCAACCGGCCTACGGCAGAGGAGGAGCAGCTGGAGCTCCAGCTTGACGCCTAAGACCCCAACAATACCCCTGCCCGCACGCGCTTCAGCGGGCAGGGGTACTTTTACGCCTAAACAGAAACGAGACACATGATTACTTACGCTGTTGACTTTGAATCCTACTACGACGAGGAGTGCTCCATCACGACATTGGGTCCGCGAGGCTACTTCTCCCACCCATCTTTTGAGGCCTACATGGTGACGGTCGTCGGCGACGACGGCTACGTTTTTGTTGGCCACCCGCAAGCCTTCGACTGGAACCTGCTTGCCGGACACCGTGTGCTGATGCACAACGCTTCCTTTGACGAATCGCTCTACCTGTACGGCGTCGAGGCCGGCTGGTACCCGAAGGTCGAGTTCGGCGAGGTCCACTGCACCGCCGATATGTGCGCCTACCTAGGCAAGCCGCGCAGCCTGAAAGGCGCGATTGCCGACGTCTTCGGCCTCGCCGTCGACAAGACGGTGCGCGACAACATGAAGGGCAAGCAGTGGGGCAGCATGTCCGAGGAATTCCGCGCAGCGGTCTCCGAGTACGCGGTAAAGGATTCCGAGTACTGCTTGCGCCTCTGGCAAGAGCTCTCCGACGGCTGGCCGGAGTTTGAGCGCCGGATCAGCGCCGCCAACCGTCGCATCGGCCAGCGAGGCCTTCCGATTGACACCGACCTGCTGCAAAAGAATCTGGAGCGCATCAAGGTCGAGCTCTTCAACGCCGAGCAGGCGATCCCGTGGATTCAAGACGCTACTCCACTGTCTCGCAAAGCATTTAACCAGCAATGCCGCATCCAAGGGATCACCCCTCCGAAGTCGCTGGCGCAGGACAGCGAGGAGGCCGACGCTTGGTTCGCCGCCCACCAGCAGGCGTGTCCGTGGGCTCGCGCCGTGCAGGACTACCGCCGGATCAACGCCTTCATGCGCAAGCTGGAGTCCTTCTCGGCAGGCACGATGCCGGACGGCCGCTACTACGGCGGCTTCATGTACTTCGGGGCCAACCCGACCGGACGGTTCTCCGGCTCCGGCGGCAACCTCAATCTCCAGAACCTGCCGCGAGGCGAGATGTTCGGCGTGAACTTCCGCCACATGATCCGGCCGAAGGAGGGCTACAAGCTGATTGCGGTAGACCTTTCGCAGATCGAAGTCCGCACGCTCTGCTGGCTCGCCGGCGATACTGATGCGCTGGAGGAGATCCGCAAGTCGCCGGACATCTACCATGCGTTCGGCGTGCTCCTTGGCCTGCACGATCCGGCCAACGGCCCGCTGAAAGACTACAGTTCCGACCTGCGCTCACAGGTGAAGATGCTGACCTTGGGCTGCGGATTCGCAATGGGGCCTGATGGATTCTCCGCGAAGGAGGGCATCCCGCTGGAGGAGGCTGAGCGCAACGTCGGGCTGTATCGCCGGAAGATGAAGAAAATCGTCAAGTATTGGGAGCTCCTTAAGAAGGAGTGCGAGATGGCCCACATGCTAGAGCAGCCACTCACCGCCGAGCTGCCCTCCGGCCGCGTGATGGACTACGGAAAGCTCAAGCGCATGCGCGGCAAGTACGGACACTTCGAGTTCATCGGCAAGATGGTGCGCAACGGGGCTCGCCGCGACTTCCGCATATGGAAGGGCCTAAGGGCGGAGAACTGCTTGGCCGGAGACACCCTCGTGTTAACGGAGTCCGGCTGGAAGCCCATCCAAGACGTTACCACAGCAGATAGGTTGTGGGACGGAGCGGAATGGGTGTCCCACAGAGGCCTAATCAACAACGGCGTACAGCCCGTTGTTGACTGCCACGGGGTAATCTGCACGCCGGACCACTTATTCCTGAACTGTGGAAGGTGGGTTGCTGCCAAACAATTAGCTTGTCAGGATCTTTCTGGTAAGGTTTACTTACCGAATGGAAACCTACCGCCTGTCGGCAGGGTGGCCCCCGAACGTGGCCGCAACGACGCCGGCGTCCGTGAAGAACAGGTTTACGACGTCAGGGATTGTGGTCCTAGGAACCGGTTCGTAGTGCAGGGAGCCGGCGGGCAAGTGCTTATTGCCCACAACTGCGCCCAAGCCCTAGCCCGCGACATCTTCTGCGACATGATGGTGCGCACGCAGGATGCCGGCTACGCCATTGTGATGCACACCCATGACGAACTAGTCATCGAGGTGCCGGAGGAGATCGCTGAGACCGCCCTATCGGATGTTTTAACCATCATGTCCACCGCTCCGGAGTGGATTCCAGACATTCCGGTTTCCGCCGAAGGCAAGATTCTCGACTTTTACACCAAATGAAATACCGCTACGTCCAAAACCTCCGCACGGTTCCTGTCACCGCAGTCGCCGACGTCTCATCGCTGGCCAACGTCCTCGTCAAGCCGGCCTTCAAGTCGAAGCCGGAGTACCGCGCATGGTGTGCGGAACCGGATACCAACCACTGCTTCTACTCGTTGGTCGAAGGGGACAACCCCACCGTGCGGATCAGCGAGGACAATCCGGTCAACAAGATCCACGGCTTCGTCGCTGACTACGATGCGCCGGTCGACTGGGACAACATCGACAACATCCTGCGGATCAAGTGTGGGGACTCCCCGACTCCCACATGGCGCAGCCGCACGCAGTCCGGCTACATCCGCCTTGTGTGGGAGTTCGAGCAGCCGCTGCCGGTGACGCCGGAGCTCGCCGAGTCGTTCCTGAAGCGCATGAGCGACCAGCTGAAAGCCTCGATGCTGCTGGCCGGATTCGACCGCACCAGCCTCAAGCCGACGCAGATGTTTGAGCTAGGAACCGACTGGGTGCGTACCGGCGAGCCGGTGCCGACGATGATGGTCCGCACCACCTTGCTGAAGGCGGCCAATGACGTCGTCATCAAGACCGGAGACACCAACATCCCGATTGAGGATGTCGCGGAGGCCATCGCGGAGAGGTTCCCGAATCGCTGGAAGGGCGACTTCATCGTTGGATCTCGCGGACCGCTGTTCTGGATCGACGACGGCATCGAGCGTGACGGCTGTCAAGTGCGCGAGGACGGCATGATCTGCTACAGCGACCGCGCCGGCAAGGGCTTCGTCAGCTGGCGGGAAATCCTAGGCAAGAAGTTCATCGACCAGTACGAGGACAAGAAGCTCGCCAACCTGATCGACAACTACTGGTTCAACGGCAAGAGCTACTACAAGCTGCTCAACGGCGGGCCGGTGACTATACCGAAGGAGCAGCTGGTTCTCGAACTGCGCAAGGCTGGCTTCTCGCCGAAGCCCAAAAAAGGTCAGCCGCTCTCCGAGGTTGAGCAGGCGATCCTGTCCATCTCCAATGACTGCCGTGTTGACGAGGTGGCTCCGGTCATCTTCTCCAACAATCGGGTCGTGGAGTTCAACAGCTGCCGTATCCTGAACAACTGTAAAGCAACAGCGATACAGCCCGCGGCGACCGGCGACCCTAAGGACTGGCCTTGGATTCACGCGTTCCTGATGCCGTTCTTCGCCGATGATGACGAGGGCCGCAACACGCTGCCGTACTTCCTCGCGTGGTTCCAGCGCCTCTACCTCGCGGTGCTCAACCATCGGCTCGACCAAGGGCAGCTCCTAATCCTGCTAGGCCCTACCGGACACGGCAAGACGCTGCTCACCAACCAGATCGTCGCGCAGGCCGTCGGCGGCTTTGGCGATGCTTCAGCCTACCTGTCAGGCGACACCGCGTTCAACCGCGACCTCTGCGGCTCAGCGGCATGGGTGGTGGACGACCAGACGGCGGCCGCAACGTACGCCGACCAGCGGAAGTTCGTCGAGCTCACGAAGCGGTGTGTTGCCAACCCTCGGTTGGAATACCATGCGAAGTACGCCGACGCGGTATCCCTGCCTTGGGCCGGCCGCGTGATGATGTCGCTGAACCTTGACGCCAACTCGCTCGCCGCCCTGCCGACGCTCGACAGCAGCAACCGCGACAAAGTCATCGCGCTCAAGATCAACAGCAAGCACAAGATCAAGTTCGGCAGCAACACCGAGAACGAGGCGCGCATCCGTGCGGAGATGCCGTACTTCCTGCGCTGGCTGCACGACTGGCAAGCGCCGGACTACGTCGCCGACAGCAACCGGTTCGGGGTCAAGACCTACGTCGACTCCTTCATCGAAGCGGCCGCCTACGACAACTCCAGTAGGAGCGCGATTGCCGAGATGGTCGAGTTCTTCGCCAAGAAGGTGCGGGAGCACAGCAACCAGCCGAAGTGGCGTGGAACCCTGACCGAGTTTCAGGTGGCGCTGCATGAGTGCAACGGCGGCCGCAGCGTGGGCAACAGCAACAACCTTGAGTTCGTCCGCCGAGGAATGACGGTGTTGGAGGAGGTTGCGCTGCACAACAAAGTGGTGCGTCCGGTGCGCAGCAGGGGCCAAGGTGGCGGGAAAATCTGGGAAATCGACCTCGACGTGAAATTTGATATTGACGACGGGACTGATTTCTAACATTGCTGTGTCCGCGATGGTTTCAGCAACCCGCGAAAAGAATAAGACCCATGAGTCCGCCGCCTGTCGGAGCCAGTGGTTGAATAAACAGGCACCCCTTTCCTGAACCAATAAACCAAACGATACCGTGGAAACGCAACTGGACATGATCGCAGAGGAAACCGGATACCAGAAGTACCAGCACGTAGAGAAGCTGGGCAACACTGAAGTGGAGGGAATCCTCTTCGGCAAGGTCTACGTCTTCCCGAAGATCGACGGCACCAACGCCCACGTCTGGCGGGAGGACGGAACGGTAAAGGCCGGTTCCCGTAACCGCGAACTATCTCTAGACAACGACAACGCAGGATTCTGTGCCTACGTTCTCGCCAACCTAGACAAGTTCAACAAGCTGTTTGACCTCCTTCCGGATGGCGCTCATGTCTACGGCGAGTGGCTCGTGCCTCACAGCCTCAAGACCTACCGGCAACCGGCTTGGCGCGAGTTCTACGTCTTCGACGTACTGTGGGGGGAGCGCCATCTTTGGTACGAGGAGTACCAGTCGCTCGTCGAGGAAGCCGGCCTGAACTACGTGCCGCCTATCCGGATCATCAACAACCCTACGGAGGAGAACATCAACCGCGCTTTGGTTGAGAACATCTTCCTGATCGAAGACGGTGCCGGAGTCGGTGAAGGCGTGGTCTTGAAAAACTACGACTTCACCAACCGCTACGGCAGACAGACTTGGGCTAAGGTCATCACCTCGGAGTTCAAGGAGAAGCACCACAAGGCGATGGGCGCGCCGGTGTCCAACGGCTCCGATCATGTGGAGGAGAAGGTCGTCAACAGGTATGTGACAGAAGCCCTAGTCGACAAAGTTCACGCCAACATCGTCAACGACTCCGACGGCTGGTCTAGCAAGCACATTCCGCGACTGCTGCACACGGTCTTCTACGATCTCGTCCGCGAACACGCATGGGACATCGTGAAGGACTTCAAGAATCCTACGATCAACTACAAGACTCTCCTTACCTTCTGCAACCTGAAGGTGAAGCAGATCAAAGCCGATCTGTTCTAGGCACCCCTTTTCCTGAACCAGTAAACCAAACAATACCATGAGTACTAAACCAGCATCCAAGACTCCGGCTAAGAAGACCGCCAAACCCGCACAGAAGACTCCGGATAAATTCTGGGTCATTCAGGTGGACTCCGGTAATGAACTTACCACAGAGCCTTTAGGGCCTTTTGACTCGGAGGCCGCCGCATTGGCAGGCGTTGGCAAGGCCGTCGAGGATACGGGGGACTACGACTGCGGCTACGCCGACTCAGACTGTCCGGTAATCATCCTTAAAGAAGTAGCCTTTGGCTACCCCAAGGTGTCGGTCAGCGTGGAGCTGCTGGCGGAAAAACCTAAGCACTAATATGTATGCCTTGCTATGAACCAAGATCGCGGGAGTGTTGTCCGGACGACGGGCGCACCAACCGGCTGAACGCCGAGCTCGCCCGTAGGGTGGACTCCCTCACGCGGATGCTCTGCTATTTGTGCGGCGGAACTGACCCGCTTGTGATAGCCGCCAATCGGGAGCTGGCCGACTGGTGGGAGCAACACCAGAAGGACGACGCCATCCGGCTTGAGCGGGAGCGGGCTAAACTCACTCGAAAGTTATGAGCAGTCAACCAACACTCAACCAGCAAATCAGAATGACAACAAACCAACTAGAGGAGCGCCCAACACCGGAGACTTGGAGACCTATTGAGACCGCGCCGCTAAACAAAGTCGAAGTCCTCGCATGGAGCAAACGGCATGGCGTTAACGTAGGGATACTAACCCCCTACAAACGACCAGAGATGCCATCACGAAAAGGGGGCTGGTTCTTGCCTACCCACTGGATGCCGTTGCCTGCACTACCAAACCATAACGACCAATGAGTGACCGACCAACACCGGAGACGGATGCGCTTTTGTGGCAAATTTTAGAGCAGGAAGGGGTATTGGATGAATACACCGCTCCAAAAGGATTTGTTCACCTTGCCCGCAGTCTTGAGCGCCGACTCGCCGATGTGCGCAACGAGGCGCGGGATGAAATGCGGGCAGCAAACGAGAAAATCACCGAGCTATTCACACACTCGAAACAGTTCTACGAAAGGTCGCTCGATCTTGGATCGCAACTCACCGAATCCCGCGCCCACGCCGAGAGGCTGGCGGATGCGTTGGAGCGCATCAAGAACGATGGGGATCGACCAATGAGCATGCGCGTTGCTTCGCCAAAATCTATTGCCGCCGATGCCCTCGCCGCCTACGGAGCCGCAAAGGGAGAGGAGGTGGCGAAGTGAGTCCTAAAGCACAACGAATCGCCATCGCGGAAGCATGTGGGGTGCAAACCCTCTACTGGAAAGCGAAATACAACAATCACGGAATCGAGGATTGTTACATAACCGACTCGAAAGAAGACGCTGAAGAATGGCCCTTCAAGGAGCTTGGCGTGGAGTCGTTCGTATATCTGGGAAAAATCCCCAACTACCTCAACGACCTCAACGCGATGCATGAAGCGGAGAAGCTGCTGGTCGGTCTGACCAAGTTCCATGGCATCACCTTCGACACGCAGGCGTATGACACCTACGTTGTGACTCTCCGCAAAGTGAGCAAACACGCTGCCGTGTCGGCGACCGCAGCACAGCGCGCCGAGGCGTTCCTTAAAACCCTAAACCTGTGGGTCGATGACAAAGACGCCTAAGCCTTGCGCGCCTGCTTTGCCTTCTTCACCCTCGGCTCAACCGGCATTGACGGCGGGTTGAGTTCCGAGATCGGCACCGAGTACTCGTCATGGTAGGCTAGCTTACCGTCGTCGGCGTTCACATGCCCTTTGGGCAGGAACGTCGCCTTCGCCATGAACTCGTCTGCCCACATCCAGCCGACGACCCATGCGTTGCAGATGGCGACGTCGGCGCGCACGAAGTAGTAGACATCGCACTTGCTAGACAGGTGCTCCTTCTTCGCCTCGGAGCCATACACGCGGGCAACGTAGTGGGGCTTGGGCTCCACGTTGCCAACGGCCGTCTTCACGTCTACCGTCAGCCCGTTATCCAGAATGAGGTCATACGCGAAACACTTGTGGCCCACCCGCTTGCCGCCGGCGATCTTGTGGATCAGGATTTCGCCGAGCATGCCAGCCAGATTCCCCTTTCCTTTGGTAAAGGAGCCGTTCAGAGCCCCCATTTCCTTCGCTTCCTTGCGGGCCTTCGCCCGTGTCTTGGCACACACGTCTATTTTAATCAAAGCAAATAGGATAACGGTTAGTACATCTGGCGCACCGGCGTGATGCCACCGGTGTCGATGTTCAGGCGCGGAATGGCGGCCCCTCGGGTCGACGAGGCCTCCTCCTCCAGCAGCTGCATGCACTTGTTCCAATGGAACTCGGATCGCTCTAGGTCGGCGTTGTCCTCCGCGATCCGGCCCAGCAGACCGTGCTTGAGGGCGTTGATGTTTCCGACGTAGATCAGATCCTCATCGTACTCCACTGGAACGAAGGCACGCTTGCAGAGCACATGCACCACCGTCTCGTCATCCACCGAACGGTTGATCCGGAATCGGCGGTAGCGGCAAGCGCCGGAACCGGACGATCCATTCGCCGCCCCGATAGTAGCAATGGCCGTATCTGCGTCAACCAACTCGGTTCGCAGGTCGAACTGGCCGGCGAGGTCGGCATACTTGATGCTGAGGATGTTTGTTACCGGCTCCTCAAAAACAACGGTCTCGTCGACGATTGATCCCACATACACCCTGTCGCCGTCGGTGGCGGTTACATAGAGCAGGCCGGAGGTATCCGGATTGAACGGGTCGGGCCACACACCTTGGATAGATGGTACGATGTAGAGGGTCTCGATAGGCCCCTCCAACAGGCGGGTCGTCGGATGGTAGCCGGCATCAATCAAACCCCAGCTGGCATCGGCTGCCGTGGTGTTGTTGCCGACAGAGCGGAAGTCATGCCACAACGAGCGTACCGGTACCGGATAGCCGTCGACCATCACATGCAAGATGGCGTCGGCATCATCCGGCAGCGTGACGCAACCGTCGACCACCGGAAGGCTATACTGCACGGTGAGATCCCTGTAGGTTCCCATCGAGTAGATGCGGGCGACAACTTGGTTGAGGCTCGCGGTGAAGTCGCCGGATGGCTCCACATAGGAGCCCAAGGTCGCGGTGACTTGGTCTAGGGTGAGGGCGGGCATGGACTAGATGGTTTGAATACTACCGGATAACCGGAGGGGGGTCAAGGATTAAGGGCTATGGGTTCCATGGGTCTGCGGCGAGGAGTTCTCCGGTGGTGGTGTCCCACACGCCGCCGTAGCTCAACCATTCGAGCACCTCGTATTTGATGAAGTCGCCCGACTCAAAAATGAACCCGTATGGAGGGCCTGCAAACTCGGGTTCCATGAACGGGAAGTCGGCCCCGTTGTGCGTGCCGTAGAGCGGATAAAAAAACGAGACATCCGCGCCCGCGTTGTCCTTGGTGACGATTTCCAGCGCGTCTGGAAACTCGTCCGCGCCGGGGCTGTCGTATCGGTTGAGCATCCCATCGAAAAAATACCCCTCAAAGTCGTAGATGTATTCGTCAGAGAACCCGAGGAACCGGAAGAAGACAGGGAACCCGTCATCGTGCCTCCCGATCCCCTGTCCGAACTGCTCCGTGTTTGGAACCCCCGACCCGTCGAAGAACTCCATCCCGTCCCACCTGTCTCCCGATCCGCCCTCGCCAATCTCTAACCATGACTCGGGAGCACACACGCGGCTTATCTCGTCACCCTGAAACTCGTAGTCCTCGTAATGATCGTAGAGATACTGGTCAGCCGCCGCGTTGAACCCGAATTTGTAGCTGATGCGGATGATTTTCGGCACCCAGCCGTATTTGCAAAGCTGTTCCAGTGTCCAGTCGGTGCCGCTTGGCTCGCAAGCCCGCAGCGGTGAAATGGCAACGTCAAGTTCCTCGCTCATGGAATCACCCCCTCACTGAGAAGTGGCACCCACGCGGGGACGCCAGCAACGCAAGCGAGGGTTACGTTGACCGGATCGCGGAGCCGCTGGATGGCGGAGTCGCCGTTGATACTACCAATCAGCACGTTTAGTTCGGTCTGCTCGCCTCCTGCGCTTACCACGCGATCCAGCGCGGCAGACTCCACGTCGATGATGAAATCGGATAACACTCCTGACGACACTGTGGCGCGAGCGTAGATGTAGTTGTCCCCAACACCGAGGGTAAGGTCCGAGTCCAGACCGGTGACAGTGTGGGTGTCGCCGGTCCATCGTTTTTCTACCGTGGCTCCGGTGCCGTAGACCTGCCAGTCGCCGTCGACGAGGCGCAGCTTCCACGGATGGAGCTCCGAAGCACCTCCCGCCCTCATCACGGGGGATCTAACCGGCTCCCCTCTGCGGGTGGGTCGCTCATACTCGCGGTTCATCGCAGCCTCGGAGGCTACCGAGGACACGGATACGGGTTCCGGTGGGGCGAGCGGCTTCGGAGAAATACCCCAGTAATCAGGTTGATCCATACGGGATTAAGGGTAAAGACCGGTGGTGTTGATGAGCGTGATGGAGACCTCGTACAGATTCAACGGCAGCTTCTTAACGTCGTAGCCTACGACCATCTCGGTAGCCGCAACGATGGCATCGTAGTCCGGAGTGGCCGGCAGGGTACCCTTGAACTGGAGCTCGCCTTCCTCAGTCTCCGTAGTCACCGCGATCTTGGTAACTTCAATTTCGTCGTGGATCGTAGCCGGTAGGTCGACCTCTCGGGCAATGGCGAAGGTGGAGTTGCCGTCGGTCGACGCGGAATACCATGCGGCCACAACAGCGAGGTTGTCCTGCTTCGCCATGATCTTGATTACCGGATAGGTGGCGCGGAGCCCGTCCGGATCGTCGGTAATGAAGCGGAGCAAGGTGCCTTCGTAAGGCCCGCCGTACGGAGTATCAATGTCTAGGTCGAAGTAGTAGTCCTCGCTGTAGGAATCCGGCTGGCCAGTAGCGAAGGCGTAGGCGTTGGCCCACACAAGGTTGACGGCGTTCAGCCTCGGCGGAAACCGGTAAGGCACATCCACCGGAAGATCCGGCAAGGAATACGGAAACGTCTCCTCCTCTACAAGTTGGATCTCGCGGGTAATCTCAAGGTCGTACCATGTGTTGACGTCCTGCACCTCGGTCACGGAGCCGGCGGACGACACCGCAACGCCGTCGCCGTGGGGTACGATGCGCCTAGTGGTTGCAACGATGCGCTCAAAGGTGTCGTTGTACTCAAGGTCGGTGCGCTCCGGAGGCAGGTAGACCCTCTTGACGGCAACATACATCGAGTCAAGTGGTTCCGGCACGCGCTGCACCGTCTCCATAGCGAACACGTACATGTCGAACACTTCGTCGGCGGTACCGACAGTCGGAGCGTCCTCCCTAGTATACTCATCCCTAGGGATAAGATACGTCCGGATCATCGAAGCACCTTCGACATCCTCCCAGTTGTAGTCGTCCTGACTTTCCCTGTCGGCAGCGTAGTAGAACGTGAAAAGCTCCTCGCGGCCGCCGGCCTCCTTGCCTTGCAGCGGTTCGAAGTAGACGAACTTGTGGTTGGGCCAGCGTGTCGTATCCGGATGGGCGGTGCCGTATTCCGGAATCTCGGCGCGGGAGCAGTCAACAGTCTGCGAGAACAGAATGTCCGCGACCAAAGGGGTCACGGACT